AGAAGCTCAAAAATCAGGTCTTATGGAGTATATAAATCAAGAGACCGATAAGGATGAGAAAAGCAAAGCTAATGTTAAATTACTGAAATTACAGAAACAAATAGATGATGAGGTATACAGACAACTATTAACTTCAATAGAAAGAGAAAGACAGACTAAAAAAGAAGCCGCTCAACTAGCTGTTCTTGATGGTACAGCTCAAAAAACAGACCTGTATGGTGTTTTAAACGCTATTGATGAAGAGCAGAATGCTAAAATATTAAAAGTTACTGAAGATGCTGGAAGGGATATTACTGATATACAATCTAAAATTAATAAACAGCAAATAAAAAACAAACAAGATAATTTTAAAGAGACTGAAAGACTGCTCACAGAGGAATTTGAAAGGAATAAACTGATACTTGATGAAAGGTTGGCTAACGAACAAATTAACGAGATTCAGCACAAAGCTTTTATGTTGTTATTAGAAGAAGATTATCTAAATGATAAGAAAGACCTATATCTACTATACGGAGAAAATGTTAGTGGAATCTTAAATGAGTTATCTCAAAATGAGATAGATTCAATAGAAAATGTTAAAGACGCTATTAGTGGTTATCTTAGTGATTTAGGTGATTTAGGAGGAGCTATGCAAGATTTAGCGGGAGATGAAGAAAAATTATCAGGACTAAGAAAAGCTGGAGTTGTAATTACTCAAGCTGCCGCTACAGCTGAAAAAGTTTTAGCTATAGCTAATACAATGACAGCTTTAGCTAATTCTAAGAAAACCCTTTCTGAAGTTCTTAATATAGCTAACACTCCAGCTTACATAGGTGCTAATGCGGCTAAAACAGCTTCTAACATAACTACAGCTGCTTCAGGATTTATATCTACAATTTCTAGCGCCGCAGCTTCTATACCATTTCCTTTTAATATATTTGCTATTGGAGCTACATTAGCTCTTATATTTAGCGCTGTTAGAAAAATTAGGTCATCTTTTGGGGGAGGTTCGGGTTCTGACCCTAGTTCTTCAACAGGCTCTCAATCATCATCTGGTGGTGGTGGCGGCGGAATGATGTCTTTAATGACTTTTGGTGGAAGGCACACTACAGTTGGACAGATTGATAGTTACGCTGATGGGGGTATGGTTCATGGTAAGTCTCATGCTCAAGGTGGAGAAAAGTTTGCTGTTGGAGGAAGGGTAGTAGAGTTAGAAGGTGGAGAAGCTGTTATAAATAAAAGAAGCACATCTATGTTTAGAAGTCAATTATCAGCTATGAATTACGCTGGTGGTGGAGTTAAATTTGCAGATGGAGGAGTAACTAATATTCCTTCTTTTGCTCAAACACAGTTCCAGGTTGATGGGCAAAGACAATTAAGTGGAGTAGCGTCTCAAAGGTCAAAAGTTGTAGTAGTAGAAGCTGATATAACTAAGTCTCAAAATACAGTTAGTGCTATTGAGGCTGAAGCAGCGTTTTAATATAAATTAAAAATTTAACAAATGTTTGTTGATAAAAAAGTAAAACAAGAAAGGATAGATACTTGTAAAAAGTGTGATTTTTACAGAAATTTTTTAATGTTAAAAAAACCTAAATGGAATTGGGGAGCGAGGTGTGGTAAATGTTCCTGTTTCTTGAATGCGAAAGCAAGTCTTACCAAAGATTATTTTGGAGAGTGTCCTTTAGGTAAATGGAAAGAGTAACCAATAACTTATAATATGAGTATAGAAGTAATAGCACACAAAATTAAAGGTGATAAAAGAAAGGAAATAATGGATAGTGTAGCGAATAATAAAAAGCACATGGATTCTAAAAACAAATATCATCCTACAAGTTTGCCGTTTTTGTTTTCAGAATGGCATAGACATTTTCCTAATATTAAACAACATATTAATTGTAGTAGTTGTAGAAAAGCTGTAACAAAGTTTTGGACAGATGTTACTAAATATTGGGAAGAATAATATGGCTCAAAGAGAAAATAAAGCAGATATAATAACAGAGTATATTGATTTATTATATGATGAACTAAAATTAAGATTTGGAGATGAGCCCCAAATAAAAGATATACTTTCTCATTTAATTGAGAAGGGAATGATAGAGCCAAAGAGGCTAAGGAATTATATGGTAATTAAAGATTTTGATGATTTACTTGTTAGTAATAAAGGCAATAGAACACATAGTTTTATAGATTTATCTATCAAATATGACATAACTGAAAGAACAGCTCAGAATATAGTATATAAGGAGAGAAATAAATCAATGTTAAAACGAAATGTTAGGTCATAAATCTTTTTTCCATTTTTTTCGTAAGTGTATAATTATTTAAAATTATTTTTGTAAAATGAATAATAAACAAAGTTGGTATTCAATAAGCGCAAAGAAAACAGAGCAATACGCTGATGTTTATTTGTATGATGAGGTTGGAAGTTATGGCGTTTCCGCAAAAGAATTCGTTAACGATATTAAATTATTGAAGGGTAAAGATATTTATCTTCATGTAAATTGTGTTGGTGGAGAGGTTTTTGATGGAATGGCTATATACAACACTCTTAAAAAATATAAAGGTAAGGTTGTAGCTTATATAGAAGGAATAGCTGCTAGTATGGGTAGTATTATTCCGTTAGCGGCTGATGAGATTATAATGTCAGAAAATTCTTTATATATGATACATAATGCTTGGGGAGGAGCAATGGGAGAGGCGAGTGATATGAGGAAAACAGCTAACCTTCTAGATAAGTTAAGTTCTGAAATAGCTAATATATATAGCAAAAAAACAGGATTACCAATGTCTCAACTTGAAGAAATGATGGATGAGGAAACTTGGTTCAATTCAGAAGAAGCGTTACAATATGGATTTATTGATAGAGTGTCAGATGCGGTTATGGTTGCAGCTAAATACGATATGAGTAAATTTAAAAATAAAACTCAAAAAGAAATCGTAAATCAATTTAATAATAACAAAAAAGGTAAAAAAATGACTGAAGAATTAAAATCATGGTTTGGCAAGAAAGTTGAGGAAATTGTTGCTGCAGTTAAGGGTGATGTTACTCCAACGGAAGTGCCAGAAGTAAATGTTATTTTAGCTGATAATGAAGAAATCTCTAACAAGCTTTCTGAATTAGAGTCTAAAGTATCTGAAGTTAATACTTTATCAGAAGCTAAAGACACTGAGATTTCAGAGTTAAAAGCTGAGGTAGAGAGATTAACAAGTAAGTCTAACGCAAAAGGAACTGACATCACAACTGAGTCAGACCCTGAAGTTGTAGAGACAAAAGAAGAAGTAAGTAATGAAGTAGCGTTTTTTAATGCATTAGCTTCTGAAATAAGTAATAATTAATAATTTTAAAAGAAAAAGAAAATGGCAAATATAGCATTAGATGGATTAGGAGCTAATTACAAAGGTACTTACGCTTCAAAAATCTTATTAGAACCAATGTTTTCAGGGGATGATATTATGAGACACTATACTATTTATCCTAATGTGAAATACAAAAAGAATCTTATGTTGGCTCCTAAATTACAGGGAATTACAGCTGTAAATACAGGATGTGCGACAACAAACACTTGTGATCCAGCAGGATTCACAATAGAACCAAAAATAATTACAGTAGAAAATGTTTCTGTAAAACAAACACAATGTTGGGATGAGTTCAAAGACCAAGTTATTGTAGAGTCTTACAAGAGAGGTTTAAATATGTCTGACCTTTCAGGTACAGAATTAGCAGATGTAATTATAAATAGAGTAAGAGATGGTATTAGATATGACATGACAAGAAATATGTGGTCAGGTAATACTTCAGCGGGTGTTATTGCACTTGACTGTACTTACGATGCAATGGGTAATGGTCTATGGAGAACATTATCAGATGGTAACGCAATTAACGCATCAACTCAATTAAGAGAAGTTACTGCTGCTTCTACAGCTGCAGCTAACCTTGTTGCTGTTGGTGGGGCAATTGCTCCAGCAGATGCTGACTTATTATTACAAACAGTATTTGATACTGCTCCAGCTGAATTACAACAAGTTCCAGCTTCAGAAAAGAGAATGTTTGTTACTCCAAATGTTTACAATGCATACTACGGAGCTCTTACAACTATCGCTTCTGCAGGTGCGGTTGATTATGGACATTCAGAGGCTCAGTCAGGTGTTAACTACAACAGATTAAGATATAGAGGTGTTGAGATAGTTCCTATTTACCAATGGGATGACGCATTTACAACTTTAGGTGCAGCACAACATCCATCATTATTTACAGCTGCAGCAGCAGGTACAAAGCCTACAAACGGATGTATCTACGCAGCTAAAGATAATTTATTTATCGGAACTGATGTTGCGTCTCCTGACACACAATTAAAAATGTTCTATGATGATGCATCAGAGAATATGTATGTTAGAGCTAACTTCACTATGGGCTTCCAGTATGGATGGAACTCTCTAGTTAATGGAGGTATGCTAGTATAATAAGTAAGTAATTAATAACAATTAAAATTTAAAAAAAATGGCAATAGATACAGGTTTAGCGATTACTTGCACTGACTTACAAGCAACTGGAGGTATATCGCAGATATTATTGAGAAGTTTCGCTACGGGCGATACATGTACATATGACAATTCAGCTACAAACCACGCTATTTCCTCTATAAAAGATACAGGAGGAGCTACAGCTACTTGGTATGTTTACGAGTTTAAAAACGAAACTCCAACATTATCAATAGCAGCTACTAAAGAGAATGGTTCAACAGCGTTTGAGTGTACTCTAGCATTTTACCTTAGCCGTATGGCTTCATCTAAATTTCACGAATTACAAAATCTTTTGAATGAGTGTATGATGGCTATAGTGGTTGACACTGCAGGTAATAACTGGGTAGTTGGATTAAGTGAAAAGTACGCAAACGAAGATGTTTTAACTAGAAACCAAACATACCTTAATTTATCAGGTATGGAGGGTAATACGGGAGCTGCTTATTCTGAAGAAAATGGAATAACAGTTACTTTAATGGCTAGACAATTTGAGTTACCAAGAGCGTACACTGGTACTCTTACTGTTGATACATCAGCATTAACAGCTACAACAAACTAATATTAGTTTAAAGAAAATGTAAGGGGGGTAAAACCCTCTTACATCTTTTTTATTATAATGTGTGAATGTGAAAATAATGCTGTAGATTTACAGCAATTAAAAATATATACTATTATGGCAGAATATAAAGCAAAATTATCATCAGGTACTACATATAAAGATGGTGTTAAAATTAAGTGGGCTACAGCTACTAATGAAGAATTAGCTCATGCTTATGAAGTTTTAGGATTGACTTCATTAGTTGAAAAAACAGAAAAAACAAAAACTAGAAAATCAGATGATAAAAAAGTCAGCAAAGACAAAAAGGAAAGTAACGGCTCCGAAAAAGAGTCAAGTAAAGACAAAAAAGACCAAGAGTAATACTTTTGAATTTGGTGTTTTTGATTTAGCTACTCCTCCTAACATAGTAGAGCCTTTAGATTTAGAAAGGATAAACACTAAGTTTATTCCTTTTGGAAGGGATCTCC